CTTATGCAGAAATAGAAAATGAAGAATATGAAAAACAACGAGAACAAGCACAAAGATCTAATGCTTTAAGAGGTAAAAAGAGGTAATATAGAGAAAATGTTTTGATTTTTATAGCAAGTGGCTAATTATAATGTAGATATTGCTGTTGCTATAAAAAATGCACAAGCACTTAAAAAGTTTAATAAAGATGTAAAACAGACATCAAATTTTGTTGATGATATAAATTTAAAGATAAGAAGAGCTAGTAATGCGTATGAAAAATCTTTAAACACTTTAAGTAGTTCATTACAAAAAACAAAAGTTAATATAAATAAAGCAGCAGTAGGTACTGATGCTTTTAGAAAATCAGCATTAGATTTAGTTAGGGCAGAAAAATCTTTAAATAAAGAATTAGCATTAAAAAATAAATTATTAGAACAACTTAGAAAAAATGAAGATCAGTTTGGTGTTGCTCAATCTTCAAGTAGTAATCGTGTTAGAAGAAATGTTGCAGAAAGTCGTAGATCAAGAATAAGTTCTAAATTTAAAACTTTAGATACACCTACACCCTCAATAGATTTAAGAAATAAGGTTAGAGAAAATTTACGTCAAAGTAGAATTAGTAGATTTGGTTCTGGATTCCGTGATTTTAGTCAAAGTCCTGATCCAATTACATCTTCATTAGTGCCCGGTCAAAGTTTATTTGGTCAAAGTGTAAATATCGAGTCTAAATTGCAACAAGCTTTAGCAAAGCAAACAGCAAATAAAAAAAGGGCTGAAACAGAAGTTGCAAAAATTAGAGAAACTGCATTAAAAAAGATAGAAACAAGAGAAAAAAAATTAATTCTTTTAAGAAAAAAATCATTAAAACAAGAAATACAAGATCGAAGAAGATTAAATAGATTAAATCAAACCAATGTTGCTGGGCCTGCTAGTGGTTTTAAAGCATTTAGTCAAAGAGCAAATGAAATAACTGCCCAAGCTAATAGACCTGGTTTAGGTCAAATGTTAAGCAGTCAATTTGCTCCTGGAGGTAGTTTTGCTGCTACTAGAGGACAGAGAGTTAAAGGATCTATTAGTAATGCTCTCATTGGTGGTGGTTTTCCTCTGTTATTTGGTCAAGGTGCTTTAGGTGCTGCAGGTGGTGGTATCGGTGGTGCTCTTGGTGGTGCTTTAGGTGGAGGTTTTGGTTTTGGTTTATCTATAGCTGGTACTGCAATTGCTACAAGAATACAAGAAGGAAAAGATTTTCAAAAACAAGTAGATAGATTAAATAAATCAATACGACTTACTGGAGGAGAATCAGAATTTTCTGTTGCTAGTATTAAAAAATTAGGGAAAGAATTAGGTCTTACAAAACAAGAAGCATTGCAAGCTGCTCAATCATTTGAAGCTTTTGGTGCTGCTGCAAGAATTAACTTAATTAAAACTTTTGGAGATGAAGCTACATTTAATAGTTTAAAAAACCTTAGAAAGACAGTTGATGTTTTAAGTAATATTGATTTAATCGAGAAGAAAATTGGTAAAAAAAGAGCAGATCAAGCCGTAAATGTAGCTTTAGCAGCAGGTGGTTTAGAAGCACAAAAATTTGTTCTTGAAGAAATGTTCAAGTTGCAAATGAAAGAAGCAGAGAAAGGAGAGTTAAAAGGTATGAATAAATTTAGAGCAACATTATCTTCTATGGGGCAGTTCCTATTAGGAGGTGGAGGTAAAAAAAATGTCTTTATTGGTGGGTTGCAACAAGACATGATTGACCAAACTGCTAGTGCTCAAGCTGCTGCAATGAGAAAATTAAATGAAGAAAAAAGAAGATTAGAAGCTAGAGAGATAGTTAGACAGATATCAGAACCTAAAGAAGAGTTAAGAGAATTAATGGACCCATTAAAACAATTAATATCCTTATCAAGAACAGTAGGGGATTCTTTTTCTGAATCATTTAAAGGTATTGTTCGTGGTTCAATGACAGCACAAGAGGCATTAAGAAATTTATTTATGCGTACAGCAGACCATTTCTTAGATATGGCTGCACAGATGATTGCAAAACAAATACAAATGAAAATATTAGGTATTGGTTTAAGTTTCTTTAGTCAAGGTATAGCAGGACAAAGAGGTGGAAGTCCTACTAATAAACTTGGATCAGGTGGAACAGATAGATTCGGAAGAGATTTTGATGATCCTATGTTTGGCACACCATTAGCTGATGGAGGTGTAGCTAAAGCCGGCCGTACACATTTAGTTGGAGAAAGAGGCCCAGAATTATTTACTCCTGGAGTTACAGGTACAGTCACTCCTAATCATGCTCTTGGTGGTTCAACAAATATCGTAGTAAACGTAGATGCTTCTGGTTCTTCTGTTGAAGGTGATGAACAACAAGGTAGAGAACTTGGTCAATTAATTTCTGTTGCTATACAATCAGAATTGATTAAACAAAAAAGACCAGGAGGTTTATTAGGATAATGGCTACTTTTCCCTCTATAAATCCTTCCTATAATTCTCGTAAAACAACATCTTCACAGATTCGAACTACGCAATTTAATGATGGCTACCAGCATAGAATTAAATTTGGATTGAATACAAAACCGTATATTTGGGCTTTGACTTTTGATGTCTCTGAATCAGATTCAGATACAATAGAAAGCTTTCTTGAAGCAAGATCAGATGATGGTGCTTCTTTTGATTGGCAACCTCCTGGTAGTGCTGTTGCTTACAAATGGATATGCCTTCAATGGACTAAGAGAATACCTTTTTTAAATAGGGCTAGTTTGAGTATGACGTTTCAGCAAGTATTTGAACCCTAATGGCTACCCCTGTATCAGAACTACAGAAAATAAATCCTAGTAATATTGTTGAGCTTTTTCAGCTTGAACTTATTACTGCTATTCATGGATCTAATACAAAGTATTATTTTCATAATGGAGTGAATGAAAACAATAACGGTAATTTAGTTTTTAATAATATTGAATATACAAAGATGCCGATAGAAGCTGAAGGTTTTGAATTTAATGGAAAACAATTACCAAGACCAAATTTAACTATATCTAATATTTTAGGAACTTTTACAACAATACTTTTAACTTTACCTCAAGGTTTAGAAGGAGCAAAGGTTACAAGAATTAGAACTCTAGAAAGATATATTGACGATGTAAATTTTCTTGGCGGTCAGATTTTATTAGAAACTGGCAGTAATATTATTCAAGAAAATAATAGTTTAATTAATGAAGAGTCAGGTGATAACCCTCATGGAACACCTGATCCAACAGCAACATTTCCTAATGAAGTTTATTATGTTGATCGTAAAGTTACTGAAAATAGAGATTTAATTACATTTGAATTAAGTGCAAGTTTTGATCTTAATGGAGTAAGACTGCCAAAACGTCAAGTTTTACCAACAGATTTTCCTGGTATCGGTTCGTTTTTTTCATAATGTGGAAAAATAAAGCTCTTGATCACGCAATACAAGAAGATCCTAAAGAATCGTGTGGTTTATTGGTTGTCGTTAAAGGGAAAAAAAAATATATTCCTTGTAAAAATTTGGCTATAAATCCCAAAGATCAATTTATTCTGTGTCCTGATGACTGGGCTAGTGCTGAAGATCAAGGAGAAATTATTGCTGTTGTTCATAGTCATCCTGTAACAAGTCCAAATCCTAGTGAAGCCGATAAAGTTGCGTGTGAAAAATCAAGTTTAAAGTGGTGGATTGTCCAACCTAATTTAAAACAATGGGTAAGTTTTGAGCCTTGTGGTTATAAAGCACCTTTAATTGGTAGACAATGGGTATGGGGTGTTACTGATTGTTGGAGTTTATGTAGAGATTGGTATAAGGAAGAATTAGGAATACAATTAATAGATTGGATTAGACCTAATGATCCAGAAGATTTTATAAAAAACCCAATGTTTGCAAATTGTTTTGCCAAAACAGGATTTAGAGAATTGACACAAGAAGAAGATTTAGAAAAAGGAGATTTATTATTAATGTCTATAAGTAGTAGCGGATTAAATCATATTGGTGTTTACTTAGGAGAACAAACAGTTTTGCATCATTTGCAAAATAGGTTATCAAGTCGTGATCTATTAGATGAATGGTTGCTAAAATGTACAGGTAAGAGGATTCGTTATGTTGCGTAAAATCAAACTATACGGAGAATTAGCAAAGTTCTTAGGTCAAAAAACTTTTGACGCTGAAGTTAGTAGTGCTGCACAGGCGATAAGATTTTTAGTTGTTAATTTTCCGCATTTAGAAAAACATATGGCAGATAGATACTACAAAGTATCTGTTGGTAACTGGGAGTTAACAGAAGAAGAATTAATTTACCCTAACGGACAGGAAGATATAAAAATCATTCCTATTATCGGAGGTGCTGGAGGTCAAGGAGGTTTTGGTAGATTTTTACTGGGAGCAGTAATGATAGGAGTTGGTATAGCATCTGGAGGTGCAGCTTTTACGGCTGGTGGTTTTACAGGAGCGGGATTTTTAGGAGGAACAACAGCAGTTATTGGAAACATAGGTATAGCGTTAGCTTTAGGTGGGATTGCTCAAATGCTTACTCCTGTTGAAACAATTCCAGAACAAGAACAAGATCCCAGACTGTCATTTAATTTTAGTGGAATACAAAATACAAGTCGTGCTGGTGTGGCTGTTCCTGTTATTTATGGTGAGATATTAACAGGATCTATTGCTATATCTGCTGGTATTGAAACTGCACAGGTAGAAGTATGACACAAATTATAGGTTCTGGAGGAGGAAAAGGCGGTGGAGGTGGAGGTGGTACTCCTACTGAAGCTAAAGATAATCTGGATTCTAAACAGTTTGCAAGAGTTTTAGATTTAATCGGAGAGGGAGAGATAAGTGGATTAGTTGATGGAGCTAAATCTATATTTTTAAATAACACACCATTGCAGGGATCTGACGGAAATTTTAATTTTAAAGATGTAAGTTTTGAAACTAGAAATGGTACTTCAAGTCAGACAAGTATTCCAATCACTAAAAATATTGCACAAACTAAACCTACTGGTTTTTCTAATGTTCCTCAAGCAACACCAAAAGTCATACAAATAACAGATTCAGATGTAGATGCTGTTTCACTTACAATTACTGTTCCTGCTTTACAAAGATTTACTGATGAAGGAGATATTTTTGGTACTGAAATTCAACTAGAAATTGCTGTTCAATATTCTGGAGGTTCATATACTAATGTAGTTTTTGGTAACGCAGGGAAAATTACAGGTAGAACACCCGATACTTACCAAAGAGATTACTTAATAAATTTAGCTGGTGCATTTCCTGTCAATATAAAAGTTACTAGAATTACTCCTGATAGCAGTTCTAGTAAGCTAGCAAATGCGTTTCAATTTAATAGTTACGTAGAAATTAAATATGATCAAAGATCTTATGAAAATAGTGCTTTAGTAGCATTAAAAATTGATGCTGAACAGTTCACATCTATTCCTACTAGAAAATATTTAGTAAAGGGTATAAAAGTAAAAATACCTCACAATGCAACAGTAAGAGCAGATGGAAGTTTATCGTATACAGGAGTTTTTAATGGAACGCTTGGGGCTGCACAATATACAAATGATCCAGCTTGGTGCTTATTTGACCTTTTATCTTCCTCTAGGTATGGATTAGGTTCTCATTTATCTGAATCTGATCTTGATAAATTTAGTTTTTATCAGGCATCTCTTTATTCTTCACAGCTTATAGATGATGGAACGGGTACAGGTAATACAGAACCTAGATTTAGTTGTAATGTTTCAATTCAGAATCAACAGGAAGCGTATAACGTAATAAATCAAATGTGTTCTGTTTTTAGGGCTATGCCTTATTACGAAGCTGGTAGTCTAACTATTACGCAAGATTCTCCAAAAGATTCAAGTTATTTGTTTACTCTTGCAAATACTCTATCTCCAGGATTTACTTATTCAAATACAAGTCAAAGAACAAGACCTACAGTAGTAGTCGCAAAATATCTAGATTTAGAATTAAGAGATATAAATTATGAAGAAGTTATAGATACTGCAAACCAAACTCGTTATGGATCAATAGTTAAAAATATTGATGCTTTTGCTTGTACAAGTAGAGGTCAAGCAAATCGTTTGGCAAAGTGGTTGCTTTACATGGAAAACGTAGAGCGTGAAGTTGTAACATTTGCTACTTCAGTTGATGCTGGAGTTATTGTTAGACCTGGGCAGATCATAGAAATAGCTGATCCTGTAAAGTCAGGGGAGCGTAGAGGTGGTCGTATTCAAGCTGCGACAACAACAGCAGTTACTCCTGATAATTCAACAGATATAACTTTTCAAGTAGGATCTACTTTGTCTGTTATTCTTGCCGATGGTACGTTAGAAACAAAAACAGTTAGTGGAATTGATGGCAACGGTGTTATTAATGTTGTTGGTAATGCGTTTAGTTCTGCTCCTAATGTAAATAGTATTTGGATTTATCAGACAACAGATATTTTAACTTCAACTTGGAGAGTATTAGAAGTCAAAGAACAAAATAGATCTGAGTATGTAATAACAGCTAGTCAGTATAACTCAGGTAAATATAATCATATTGAAAGTAATATTGCATTAACTACTAGAGATATTACTAATTTAGATATACCTCCATTATCTCCAACAGGAGTAACAGCAGAAGAAGTTATTTATGAAAATACTGGAATTGCAAGAGTAAAAATTATTGTTAGTTGGACTACATCAACAGATAGTGTTTACGTTAGATGGAGACTTGAAAATGGTAATTATACGTCAATAACTGTAGAAGGTTCTAAAAGTTATGAGATACAAGATACTGTTGCTGGAAATTATACAATTGAAATTTATAGTGTAAGTGCGTCAGGTCTTAGATCAACTTTACCTACAAAACCAGCAGATCCATTTTTTGTAGCTGTTGGTAAGACGGCACTCCCTTCTAATGTTAGCGGTGTAAGTTTATTACCTATAGATCAATCAAGTGCGATTTTAAGTTGGAATCGTGCCACAGAGCTTGATGTGTTATTAGGAGGAAAAACTTTAATAAGACATTCGTCTTTATCTTCTGCTGCACAATGGAAAGATGCACAAGAAATTGTAGTTGCTGCTGCTGGAAACCAAACTCAAAAAATTGTTCCATTATTAGAAGGAACTTATCTAATCAAATTTGAAGATGATGGTGGAAGGCAATCACCTGCACCTGGTTCTAATGACTCGGATTGGAACAATACAAGGGTCACAACTAATTTACCTGCTCCTTCTGAAAGATTAGTAGTATCAACGGTTGATGAACATACAGCAAACTTCACAGGTTCTAAAACTAATACTGCTTATGATGCTGCTTTAGATGCTTTAAAATTAACAGTAACCAATAATGCAACTGCAACAACAGGAGAATATATTTTTGCTAACTCTGTTGATTTAACTCAACCTTACGATGTTAATTTAAGAAAAACTTTAAAAGCAAGTAATTTTATACTAAATAGTTTGTGGGATTCAAGAACTGATCTTATAGATAGTTGGGGATATATTGATGCTGTTGGTGGGTTAACAGAAGCTACTGCTTGTAATGCTGCTGTTTATGTAAGGTCAACAAATGATGACCCCTCTGGTTCTCCAACTTGGAGTGACTATAAAGAATTTAGTAATGTATTAATAACTGGAAGAGCATTTCAATTTAAGGCAATATTAACAAGTAATGACACAAACCAAAACATAGCTGTAACTGAATTAGGAGCTACACTAGAATTACAAGGAAGAACAGAATCTATTTCAACTCCAGTTACTACTGGATCGTCACAATATACTGTTTCTTTCACAAATCCATTTAAACAAACACCAACTGTCGTAGTGACACCAACAACTCAACAAACAGGTGATTTCTTTGAACTTGCTAATATAAGTAGGACAGGATTTCAAGTCACCTTTAAAAATGGAAGTTCAGCAGTTGCACGATCTTTTGTATGGGCAGCATCAGGTTTTGGTAAGGAGGTTACATAAATGAGTAATACACATGATTTTGACATCGGAAATGCTG